TCAGTAATCTCGCCAACTGTAGAGAATGAGAGAGCCGCGAATCCTGCCGCGTCGTATGTAGCGGGAAGCCCTGAGACGATGCCCAGAGTAGTACCCGCAGAAGTTTGAATAGCCATGTTAATTGCCTCTTATTTGCTTGCTGCTTTAAGATTCTTGACGAACAAGCGGTTAAAATTTTGCATATTCTTCCGAACCATTCCCCCGGGAGCTTGCTTAGACCAGCCATACTCCAGACGTTCAATATACGGAAGGTTATTTGTTAGATAGTAAAGATCGCCCACTGCCACGCTTACTGTTTGGTCGACTTCTGCGATTGCTTTGGCTTCGCCCGATCTCACACTATCTACGGAAACCACCCCAGTCGCCCCGCGACCGATAGATGCTTGCCAATTTCCACGCGCGGTTCCCAAGTCTGCTGGGGTATCTTTAATGATTGCCACGCTTACTTCGAGAAGAGTCGCTCGGATTCCCTGATTCAGAGTCCGGTCGATCTTCGATTCGATCTTTTTCCAGTCAGATTCCCAACTCAAACGAGTGCCCTCCAACTGATTGTTACCGGGATCTGATACCAGCCGTCTTCGATGATAGCAGATGCCAGCCGTGTCCCGGTTATTTTAACCTTTACGCCGTTGTATGTGTACTCTGCGCCACGCGGGAAGTGCAGCGAGATGAGTCTGGCTTGCTCTTGAGCGTCGAATCGACGATCTCCGCGTCCGTCCATTACGCTGACTTGATAGAGTCCTTCGTAATCGTCCGCGCTAGTATGAGCCACTCCGACCGCATCTTTTATATTCGGCAGGAATGATTCGCGTAGATAGAGCGTCCCTTCGACGGGAGTATATTCCGCATTCTCGTAAGCGATTGGCGGTACTCCGGCAGTCTGTAACTCAGCCAGACGAACCGAGAGAGCTGTGTTGATGTCTTTCTCTGCTGCGCTCATATTCTAATCTGGCATATATACATGACGTTGGTCCCTGCCGGGTTAATTGGCATCACTTGCATTACGCGCCAAGTCTTACCATTTACGCCGACTTTCCAGTTCGCTTTCGGCTCAGTCGCCACATTACTGGCGAGCAGCTTCAGATCAGACGCGAGAACGCTCTGCCCGTCGATCTCAGCGTTCTTATAGTTCGATGCGACTCCGTAGCCACTGACGGTTGATTGGCTCGCTGGCGTCGTTACAGTGCCCGTCGCTGGGTTAATGACTTCGCCAGTTTCGTATGTGAACGTAATTGCCTGACCGTTGTCCCGGAGCAATCTCGTTGCAGTCGCTTCGAGAGCTGTGTAATTAACGCCCATATCAGCCCCTAATGGTTCGGATATTGTTGCCGCCAGTGCTCGATGTGACCAGCTTGCGCATTGCGTTGCCGATGCTGCGGATAACCGTAGAGATGGAAGCGTTGTCCATATACTCGACTTCGAGCACGTCGACTTTCTCGCGCTTCACCGCTCGATCTACTGTAGAAAGCGGATCGTTGCCGACCATGATAGAGATGGCGATCGTAATCTGCGCATCTTTGACCAGTTGCGGTATCTGGTCGGAATCTGTGAGATAGCCATCGATCCATAAATCCGAACGCGGATACTGGAGCGGCTGGGTCTCGATATACTTAATGCCACGGAACGGCTGTTGCTCGAAATAGTCCATCGCCAAGATAAGCAATTGCGACTCGTCACCGTAAGTGCCAGAGATCGTGATATTGCGATCTGAGCAGTACTGAGTGAACTCAGCGACCGTGACATAGCTGTTCGCATTTGGGACGATTGAGCCGTCTTCGACGATGATAGTAGCCATTTAGCTCTCCGCTTTGGGCTTGCGAGTCTTCTTCGGCGCCGCCTTCGGCTTTGCCGCTGGCTTTTCACCGAATAGCTTCATAGTCTTTGGATCAAAATCGGACTCGTTGATGGTAACTGCTTGCCCATCCCGGTCGATCTTTACTGTTGGTAGTGCGTGCATAGTCCTCTCCGTGAATGATGCGGAGCGCCCGAAGACGCCCCGCGATCACTTTTAGCCGAGCAGGATACCCATGTGCTCTGGCTTGATGGCTGAGACGCCCCAAGCGAGTGCCACTTCGAAGTGAACCTGACGATACTCTTTGTACATAGACACTTCGAACGTGATGCCTGAACGCGGGTCAGTCATAAGCATTACGTCTTCAGCGAGATCGCCTTCTAATGGACGGGCCGGAGCGCGTGTTACAAGAACGATCGCGTCGCGGTTAAACGCCATGTTTGCAGCGTAGCCGTTGCCGACTGTTACCGCTACGTCGCCAGCCACGTCTGCTTTCAGACCGGGAGCGGCGATAGTTACGTCGCCAGCAGCGAGAGCTGAAGTCACGACGTACTTGTTAGCGTCACCAGCGAAAGTGATAACGTCACCCGCCAAGATAGTGCCAGTACCAGTCTTGAGAGTGATAACAGTATCGCCCTCAGATGCAGCGCCGTCTGTGACGTAGTTTGCGCCAGTGCCCTTAGTGTGAGCATTGATTTGCGCAGACTCGCGGATGTCCATGCCAGCAGTTGAAAGCATAACGCCCTGACGGATCAAAGAGTCGTTGCCCTGAACGTCGACGCGGCTTTGTAGACCGAGCATTGAAGCGCCAGCAGCAGAGTTCACGACGAGCTGGTTACCAGTTAAAGGCGCACCGTTGTCTTTTAGCAGCTTGAGAGCGAATGAAGCGTCGCTGAAGTCGCCAGATGTGCCGAATGGAGTAGTGCCGGGAGTTCCGTAAGCGTTAGACGCCTGAGCGTAAAGCGCAGCGAGATCGGCTTCTACTTCGTTTGTCAGAGTGCGCATCGCCTGAGCGAATTGGTTCTGGAGAATGCTGTTGTAGCCCGGGCCAGTGTTCAGGCCGCGCTGCTCTTCACCGTTGTAACGGATAGCCACGCCGCGAGACTTAGAGATGCTCAGAGTCTTGTTAGTGATTATCTGGTCGCCAGTGTCGGGAGCTTTCTGCGCTGGAGTAATATCAGCAGCAGCGGAGCTTGGAGCAACTGCGCTACGGATTGTTTGACCTTTGGCAGCACGTTCTGCGTTCGCATCGAGTGTTACCGCTGGGATCATACCGACCAGTTCACGCGAGACGGTATCAAGCGCTTCGTATAGATCGGGAGTGAGATTGGTTAATGTGTTAGCCATGATTTAATTACCTTATTAGTCAGAGATGATGCCGCCGTCTTTAACGAACTGCATCTTCTTGGATGCCGCTAATTTGTCAAAGTCAGCTCGATTAAGTGATTTCGTAGCCCCGCTACTTGCAGAACTCGTCGCGCCACCCCCGGTAGCCGATGAGCCGTCAACCAAAAACGGATATTCCTTCGCCAGATGATCCATTAGTGCGGATGAATCTACTTCCATCCCGCCCACTAAAAACTGAACCTTCTCGCCGTCGTGCCGAGCATACCGTGATGCGTAGTCGGCTAATACCTCTGCCCTTTTGGCGTCTGACTTCGCAAGTTGCGAGCCGATACCGCGTGCAGCGATATTGATGTCTTTCTGTTGTATCTTAGTCGTGAACTCTTGCAGCTCTTTGTCTTTCTCGGCGAGCTTCGCCTGAGCCTGTTCCCAGAGATTCTTGAACTCGCCCTTTTCCTGAGCGGTCTCCATCTCTTGCTGCTGTTTCTGCGACTCCAATTCTTTCGCGCGTCGCTTTGCTTCTTTCGCTTCGTCCATTAACTGCTGAACTTTGCTTTTGAGTCCGCTGGTATCCTCCGGCTGGGGGATTCCTTCGACTCTCAAGATATATCGATCACCGTCCTGTTCATATAGAGATTGAACTGATTCGTCGAGATCATTCAGATCTTCGACTGCGTATTGTAAGCCCATGCTGTACCCCGTACATTTGTATGCTGCCCCGCAGCGTTCCATGAATTATAGCACTATTCGCCAAAAGTGAACATATTTGCTAAATATTGGCGAATCTCGCTACTCGTTGCCTATTGCGCGGCATCGAGCACTCTGAGTTGCTCTAGCGATACCGGGTTATAATTTGAATCGACGAACTGGTCGAGCTTGATCTTTCCTGAGCGGAATAGCTTGCCGCGCTCTTTGCCGAGCATCTGATCTTGAAACTCTGGCGACTGATCTTTGAGCCATCCGCTGTAGGTTCGCTTCGCTGAGACTGGCCCATCCATACTGGCCCGGGTTCCTTCTAGTCCCCCTTCTTGGAATCTATCATCTAGCACCGGGACGCGAACGCTTCGGCATCCCCAGTGACGCGGAGTAAATGGCGGCTCGTCGAATCCGAGTATCTTGCCATCGAGAGTAGCGCAGCCGATTGTCGTGCGACCGTCTAACACCGCTACCCACTCTTCACCCTTTAGGATGTCGTCGTTCGCCCGGTTTACCGCCGAGCGAGCTTCCGATGAGATGTGATTGATGCTAGTTCGAACCAGTGTCTCGGCTTGCCGTTTGTGTCGATTAGTAACACTTACAATATCTCTCGTCAGTGTTTGAACCGTTGATCCTTCGACTACTCCGGTCTGGATAACCCGGCGAATCTCGCTTGCTTTGTCCCCGGCGAATTGTCTTGCCGCCTGATCGAGCGTGAGATTCTGAACCGTGCTTCCGGCTTTGCCGCTGATTGCGAGTTGCATTGGTCGCTGCGTGACTAGCGCCCTGAGCTGCTCGGACGCCGGGAGCGTAACCGCCGCCGCTGCCGCTGTATTCATCGTCCTTACTGCGAACTCGGCTTCGTACTCGGCGAAGTCCATCGTCTTAGCTGTCAGTTCTGCGCTGAGTTTCGCTAGTCCTTCCTGCTGCAACTGGACGATGCGGTTTAGCTTACGATTGAGCGTGCGACTTTCTGCCAGACTCTTCACGGTCTTGAGCTGGCGAAGAATCTCGGCCTGAGCATCGTCGAGATACTTAACCAGATCCTTCACCTGCCCGCCCGCGTAGCGCTGGACGTATATCTGGTGCTTTATGCCAGCATCCAGCAGATAGTCGTTAGCACTCATTTAGAGCGGCGACTCCTGAGTAATGTCCGCGAGAATGTCTTCTGGCGTGCCTTCGGACTGTATCCACCCGGCATCCATTAGACGGCGAACGATGTCGATCTTAGGCATTACGCCCGCGTCGTTACCCTGAATCATTGCCATTATCTCCTGCGGCGCGATGCTGTCCTGCCAGAAGTCATCGTTCAGCGCGAATACAATATCTGCGTCTGTTGGCGAGATGAACGCTCGGCAGTCATAGAGCACTTTGGTAAACGCTTCGTTGATGTTGCCGACCATAGTATCGAGCATCGAGTTCTCGGAAGTCGCTTGCATCCGGGCCTCTTCGGCTGTTCGCTGCCCGGTCTTCGTGATGATCTTGGCTCCGATCTGAACCATCATCTGCTCTTTGTGAGCCATCTCAGCGCCGATCGCGCTAGCTGAACCCAGTTGCAGTAGTTCCGCTTTGCCGCCCTCAGAGAGTATCAGCCCGGCGTTCTCGCCGACTGTGATCCCGCCCGGGTTCGCTGCTTGGAATGCTTCTGGACTCATGTCAGTCGAGACGACCAGAGTACCGCCGCCGTGAACTGAGAGATTGTTCTCCTGATCCGCTGAGTTGCGGAAGTGCCCGATATTCACCCGGGCGATGTCGTAAAGAATCGGCTCGTCGATGTCCGGCAAGTTGTCCCGGCTTCCGATGAAATGGAACGGGATATAGTCAAACGGCTGACCGCTTGCGCCACGGATCACGATCTCGTCGGTTATTGCGTCTCCGCTCTCGTCGTATAGCTGCTGCGTATACTGCTGATTCTCGTTCATCCTGAGAACCCGGTAGCGATCGACGTAATCCCATGTGAACTCGTCGTAATGAACTGGCGAGTTCTCTTTGAGTACCAGCATCCCGAGCTGCTTGCGTCCGTTCTTAACGTGAACGTGCCAGTTGATAATAGACTCGGCAGTATATGTAGCGATATGCGGCTGCAATCCCATTCTGCGAACCTGCTCGACCGTCAGATCTTCGTCGACCATCGGGTAATCAGCAAGCATACCGAATCGCCCTGTCTCCATTATCTCGTCCGCTGCGAGCTTAGCGACCTGAGTCAGCGATTGCCCGGCTCCGTCGGCGTTGTCCAGCATGAACTCCATATCTGGCGGCAGCTCGATGCGCGGCGGCAGACGGAATATCGCGCCCTTTAGTCCTTCCCGGGTTCGTCCGGTGTAGTTCGTGTAGATCGCTTTCTCGACACGATGATAATACTGATCCTGCTCTTCGTGCGTGCGTCGCATTATGTAGTGCCGAGCATTCTCGAAACTCAACCCGGTCGAAGCATTGCGAGTCAGCTTCCACTTGTCGATATTCTTGTCATACTCAGCATGGGTTTCTGAAACTGGCATAATTCACCTATACGCTGAAATTTATCGGTATGTGAGCCACTGGCTTCACGATTGGCATTTCGTATGCAATCGGATACGTCGCCGCATCGATGGCATGATCTAAACCTGAATTCTTGTCTGGCATTCCGTTCTTATCGTATGCGAGCTGCTCGAACGATTCTGCCACGCCTGTACATTTTAGCGCATTTATGTATAGCAAACCATTTTCGAACGCTGCGTTAGTAGCCATTACCCGGTCTTTGATTGCCGGGTTCGTCTTCTTCGCCCTGACCGAGAATCCTGCTTGCTCCAGCAGCGCGATGTCCGACGTGCTGGCGTTTACGGTCTTTCTGGCCCTGCCCGAAGCATCCGGGTAAATCGTAACGTGATGGTCGGCGTATCGCTCGCAGATGATTCGAACCATGTCCGGCGTGTCGTACATATCGATCAGCTCGTCGACCGCGTGCCATTCGTCGCCCCGGCGAACATAGACGACGGCGCATTGCTGAGTGACGTTAAAGTCGCAGCCGATGAATAGCGGTTCGCCAGATTGGATCTCTTCGTGAGAGTTGCAGTCGTGCCGAGAGTACCCGCAGTAGACCGTGCCCTGCGTCAGATTGACGAACTGGCCTTCGAGATAAGCCGTCAGCAGTTGATCCGGGTAGATGTCCCGCAGCGACTGAATATATCCCTCCGGTAGATGTGGATTCGAGTGCGTTGGCGCTTGGATGATCTCATAGCCCGGCTGCGGGTCTTTCTTCCACGCCTCATAGACGAATCGGAATCCTTCTGGCGTAGTAGTGACGCCTATAGTGTTCGGCTTCCCTGACGGCTTGTGCTGACGATTACGGGCGATAACTTGTCGCCAGACGTGTGATGCGTTGGTCTTGGAGAGAGTATCCAGTTCGTCGATGTCCGCATCCGCGTGCTCGTAGCCCACGATTCGGTTCGGGTTCTCCATCGAGCGGAATATGATCGCGCCGTAGCCGGGGATCGTGA